CGCCGGGCGGTGCTCAGTTCACTGGCGCAAACAAGGTCGTGCATCCAATGCTGGTCGAGGCCTGCGTAGACTTCTCGGCGCGGTTCATGAAAGAAGTGTTCCCGCCCAACGGTCCTGTCAAGAGCAAGATCAACGGCGAGCGCGACAAGTCCAAGATTCAGAAGGCCGAGCGCAAGTCTGAGTTCATGAACTGGCAGACGACTCAGCAGATGGTTGAGTTTCGTGGTGAGCTTGAGCAGTTGAGCACGCAGTTGCCGCTGGGTGGCGGTCAGTACATGAAGTTCATGTGGAACCCGCTGCACCGTCGTCCAAACTCTGAGTTCATTGCGATTGACGACATCTACCTGCCGTTTGCCGCGACCAATTTCTACACTGCCGAGCGCAAGACGCACGTGCAGTACATCACCAAGTTTGAGTACACAAGGCGCGTTAAGTCCGGCATGTACATCGACGTTGACTTGGGCACGCCGGATGATCCTGAGTTCAGCAAGTCAACGCAGGCCAACGACAAGATCGAGGGCCGCAAAGACCTGAGCTACAACGAAGATGGTCTGCGCACTATCTACGAGGTCTACACCTACCTTGACTTTGGTGACGGTCCTGAGCCGTACATCCTGAGCATTGATAAGTCAACTGACATGGGTCTGGGCCTGTACCGCAACTGGGAGCCAGAAGATGAACGCCAGATTGAGTTGGATTGGATCGTAGAGTTCCCGTTTGTGCCATGGCGCGGCGCTTACCCTATTGGTCTGACGCACATGATTGGCGGTTTGAGTGGTGCGGCCACTGGCGCTTTGCGTGCGCTGCTCGACTCTGCGCACATTCAGAACGTACCGACGCTGCTCAAGCTGAAAGGTGGACCCGGCGGTCAAACCCTGAACGTCCAGCCAACCGAAGTTGTTGAGATGGAGGGCGGGGCGCTGATTGATGACGTGCGCAAGCTGGCTATGCCGCTGCCGTTCAACGGTCCTAGCCCTACGCTGTTCCAGCTTTTGGGATTCTTGGTTGACGCAGGCAAGGGCGTGGTGCAAACCTCGTTTGAAAAGCTGTCTGACCAGAACCCGAACCAGCCTGTGGGCACAACTATGGCGCTCATTGAGCAGGGCATGGTGGTGTTTAGCTCAATTCACAGCCGCTTGCATGGCTCAATGGCGCGTTGCTTCAAGATTTTGCACCGGATTAACAGTGCGTACTTGACAACCGAAGATATTGAGGCACAAGCCGCTGGTATTGAGATCGATCCGTCTGATTTTGACGGTCCGATGGACATTATTCCGGTCAGTGACCCAGCAATTTTCAGTGAAACCCAGCGTTTTGCGCAAACTCAGGCCATCATGCAGCGTGCGCAGGTGATGCCGCAGATGTATGACGCACGAAAAGTGGAGGAAATGTTCCTTCGCAACATGAAGGTGCCTGCGAGTGAGGTGTTGCAGCCGTTGCCGGGCAGTGAGGACATGGATCCGGTGTCTGAGAACGTCGCTGCGGCCATGGGTCGCCCTGTTTACGTGCTGCCGTCGCAAGATCACATGGCGCACCTGATGACGCACATCCCGTTCTTGAAGTCTCCGCTGTTTGGCTCTAATCCAGCGATTGCCAAGACGTATTTGTACCCAATTGCCACGCATTTGCGTGACCACTTGCTCAATTACTATTTGGTCGAGGCGCACAATGCGGTTGACAAAGCACAAACTGAGAAGCTGATCCCTGAAGAGGCCGAAGATCAGGTCAAAGTCATTTTAGAAGTGCAAAAGTTCATTGAAAACCAGCTTGGCAGCTTTGCTCAAGAGCTTGCGCAACTGGATCAAGCCGCTCAGCAGTTCAAGCCCCAGCCACCGATGCCACCTGACAAGACTATGGAAGTTGCGCAGCTCAATGCACAAGTCCAAGGCCAAGCGCTGCAACAGCGTATGCAAGTTGATCAGGCTAAGTTGCAAATTGACCAGCAGAAGATGCAGTCGCAGCAACAACTTGAAGCGGCCAAGCTGCAAGCACAGCAGCAAGAGCTTGCACAGCGGATGCAGTCTGAGCAGATCAAGCAAGACGCCGAGAACCAGCGCACCATGGCTGACTTGGACGCCCGTGAGCGTATGAACACGGCTGACAACGATACGGCGAAACTTCTGGCCGCTGCTGAAATGGCAACTGGCGAGAAGGTCGCGTATAGCACCGGAACCGGTATTAACCCAAACCCTTAAGGAGAACACTATGAGCGACAAACCAACCCCCGGCACGGTCCCCATGACTGGCGCATTTGTAAAGCAGAAGCACCGCCTCGCGGCTGGCGAAAAGCTAGACGGTCAGACCCTGCCTGCCGCACCTTCGACACCCAAGACTCCTGCGTGAACATTGAGTCTCAACTTCTGAATCGCCTGAAGGCAGAGCAGCAGTCATTTGCTGTTGAGGCCTTGAGGCGACCCCAGACCCGCGATACTTTCGAGTACGGGTATCGCGTGGGAATGTTTGCCGGTTATGAGGCGGCAATCACCGTACTATTGGCACTTTTAGACGAGGAGAAAAACTTTGACAATGACTTATGAGAACGCATTAGCGGAGGCTTTTCCAGCAGTAGATGCTGGCATTCAGCCTTTCGGGAGCCGTGTTCTGATTCAGATCCGCACACCTAGAAAAAAGTCTGCCGGTGGAATCATTCTTGACATTCACGGTACAAATGAAACTGAAAAGTGGAACACTCAGATTGGCAAGGTAATTGCCTTGGGTCCGCTGGCTTTCAAGAACCGCAATGACATGAAGTCGTGGCCGGAAGGTGACTGGTGCAAGGCTGGCGAATACGTTCGCGTGGCTAAGTACGGTGGTGATCGCTGGGAAGTAAAGATCCCTAGCACAGAGGACTCTGCAATGTTTGTTATTTTCAACGACTTGGATATCATCGGGCAGGTAACTGGCGACCCGTTGGCAATCCGAGCATTCATCTGAAAGGAGATGAGTTATGGCTGAAGTTCTAAAAGAAGACGACGACGAAAAAGGTGGTAACGAGCAAATCGTTATTGTCGAAGATAAAAAAGATCTGACTACGTCAGAGGAAGACCAGTATGAGGAGGACGTACGTCCTACAACCTCTGCTGAAGAAGATGAAGGCGATGATGACGGCAATGACCCTGAGCGTGCAGCAATCCGAGAGCGACGCAGACTTGAAAAGGTTGAGCGCAAAGACCGGCGAGACCAAGCAATTAAGCGTGACAAACTTGAGCTTGACTTTTTACGCAAACGCAATGATGACCTTGAGCGCCGAGTATCTGTCCAAGAGCAGCGCTCCCACCAAGTAGATCTTGGCGGCTACGATCAGGCTATTGCTGAGGCTGCTAAACAAGCTGAAACGGCAGAGCGTGTCATTGCTAAGGCGGTTGAGGCGGGTAACGGTGAGGACGTGACGCAGGCCATGCGCTACCGCGACCAAGCAATCCAAAGAGCGCAACAGCTTCAGTATGCCAAGCAGCAAGCAGCGCAGCAGCGTCCCCAACCGCAGGCTCAGCAAGTTGATGATTTGACCATGCACTACGCCAAAGAGTTCATGTCCGAGAACCCATGGTATGACTCAAAAGGACAAGATGAAGACTCTGCAATCGTCATTGCTATTGACCAATCTTTGTCAAAAGATGGATTTAATCCTCAAACTGAAGAGTATTGGGACGAATTGCGCAAGCGTACGGCTCGCCGTCTGCCTGAAAAGTTCAAAAACCAACGCCAAACCGCTCGTGAGGAGCGCACCCCCCGTGGTGGCCCCGCTGTAGGTTCTGGCCGCGAACATGCGCCAGCAACAACGCGCAAAGAGATTTATATCAGTCCAGAGCGTAAGCAAGCCCTGATTGACGCCGGGGTATGGGATGACCCTATCTTGCGCAAGAAGTATGCGCAACGCTATTCCGAGTATGACCGTGCTAATAAAGCATAAATTTACTCTTTTTAATTTTTAGCTTATAATTGATTCCAATCGCTGAAAGGAGCGAGTACTATGAAAGACGAACGCTTAACAAAATCCGCAGGAGAAGGTCGTGAAAATCGCGCGATGTTAGATCGTGCAGTCACACAAAACCGAGAGGTGACCGAAGACGAGCGGGTTGAAATGTTCCGTCAGCAGTTTTTTCAGTCCTCTTTACCGGACTTGCCAAGACTTTCCGGCTGGCATTGTTGCTGGCTGACCACGACTAACCCTCGTGACTCGATCCAAATGCGGATTCGACTGGGCTACGAACCAGTTAAGCCTGAAGATGTTCCGGGCTGGGAATACGCAACCCTTAAAACGGGTGACTGGACAGGGCTTATTGGGGTGAACGAGATGTTGGCTTTTAAGCTGCCTATTTCTCTTTACGAGAAATACATGAAGGAGGCGCATCACGATGCTCCTCTACGTGAAGAAGAAAAACTGACCGATACGGCAGATTTTCTTGAGCAGCAAGCGCGTTCATCTAAGTCGCGGATTACGCAGGGAGATGGCAATATGGAAATAGGGCAACAACGGGAAGCTCAATTTGATCTTTCCTGACGCAACCTTTTAATCCATTTAGGAGCAAACTATGTCTTCGACTAGCGCACCATTTGGTTTTCGTGCGTCTTACCACAACAGTGGTCAGATGCGTCCGAAAGCCTACGTTATTGCGAGCACCTACGCAGCCAACATTTTTAGCGGTGACCCCGTTAAGTTGACTGACAACGGTGTAATTCAACTCGGTTCTTCTGACGGTACTCGTTCAGGCACCACCGACGGTATCTCTTTGCTTGGCATCTTCGCAGGTTGCCAGTATCTTGATGCCAGCGGCAAGCCAACGATCTCTCCATTCTGGCCTTCTGGCGCGACTGGTACTGAGATCACAGCTTGGGTCTATGACGATCCAGAAACGCTGTTCGACGTGCAGTACACGAATCCCGGCACACCCGGAACCACAACCGTTCAAACGGCTGTTGGCGAAGAGTGCGATTGGGTTGTGGCCTCGCCCGGTGGTTCCACCCAAACAGGCATTTCTAGCACGCAAATCGGTGTTATTCAAGCCACTTCGGGCCAATTCCAGATTACTGGTTTTGGATATGAAATCACTGACTCTCTTACTGACGCCTACGTAGTCGTGTCTGTTCGTATCAACGAACACCACTACAAAGCAGCAGTGAACTCGGTCTAAGGAGGAATAAATCATGGCTACCCCAATGCGTAGTACGGACTTTAGATCCGTAGTTGAGCCTATCCTCAACGAAGTGTTTGATGGTGTGTACGACCAACGTGCTGACGAATGGAAGATGGTCTTCCGCGAGCAAAAAGGCATCCCACGCAATTACCACGAAGAACCCGTTCTTTATGGTTTTGGCGCTGCGCCTGAACTGCCTGACGGTATGGCTGTTTCTTACCAGTCCGGCGGCGTGCTGTTCTTGCAGCGTTACCTCTACAAAGTCTACGGTCTGGCATTCAGCTTGACCAAGGTCTTGGTTGAGGACGGTGACCACATCCGTATCGGTCAAACCTATGCCAAGCACTTGGCACAGTCTTTGATTGAGACGAAGGAAACCCTGTCGGCTAACATTCTGAACCGTGCATTTAACAGTGCGTATGTTGGTGGTGACGGCGTATCGCTGATCAGCACTGCACACCCCATTGTTAGCGGCACATTCAGCAACCAGTTGAGCACGGCTGCTAACTTGTCACAGACCTCACTTGAGCAACTGCTCATTCAGATCCGCAACGCTGTTGACAACAACGGCAAGCGTATCCGTTTGACACCTAAGAAGATCGTCGCCGGTCCTTCTAACGTGTTCCAAGCTGAAGTTCTGCTCAAGAGCGTTTTGCGCACGGGCACTGCTGACAACGACATCAACCCAGTTAAGTCCATGGGCTTGCTGGCTGATGGTCAGGCCAACCTGTCACGTATCACCTCGTCTACCGCATGGTGGATTCAGACTGATGCGCCAGAGGGCTTGAAGCTGTTGATGCGTCGTGGCCTAGAAAAGTCTATGGAAGGTGACTTCGAGACTGACTCTATGCGCTACAAGGCTACCGAGCGTTACACTGTGGGTTGGACTGACCCACGTGGCTTGTACGGTACGGCTGGCGTTTAATAAGGCGGGGGACTTCGGTCCCCCTCTTTACGTTTTTTCCGGGCTTTTCCGGCGTATCTGACAGTCCCGGCTGACGTCATGCAGACAGATACCCACTAAACTCGCATGAGAGGAAATTTAAAATGGCTTCTACTACCTTCTCCGGCCCAGTAACGTCCACAAATGGCTTTATTGGTGCTTTGACCGGCAACGTAACAGGCAACGTAACAGGCAATGTTGCAGGAACTGGCCGCGTAACGCATGCCACAACCGCCGCAATCAACGCCACAGCTACAGCCACCGCAGCAGAAGTTGCTACTGGCTACATTACCTCAACTTCTGTTGGAACAGTCACCATCACGCTGCCAACAGGCACCTTGTTGGGCGCAGCTCTAAGCGCAGCTAAGGGTACAATTTTTGATCTGTATGTTGACAACACCGCAGGCGCATCTGTTGTGACTGTTGCTGTTGCCACCAACGGCATCTTGTCTAGCGGCGCGGCTGACACCCCCGGTAGCTTTGGTGACCTGACAATTGCTGCTGGCGCAACAGGCTTGGCTCGTTTCACCATCATGTTCTCCAGCGCAACGGCTTACGTGTTCACACGTACCGCCTAATAGCTTAATATTTATCTGGGGCTTGTCCCCAGATTTTAGGAGATAACCATGGCTGATAACGTAACGTCACAAACAATTCTTGACGGTGAGCGCCTGTTCATCGGCAAGTTTACTAACATTTCAGATGGCACCGGCGAAACCGCCGTTGTCAAAGTTGATGTCTCTACGCTGAGTCCTAACTCGTTCGGATTGGCGTGTAACGGTGTCAAGATCAATAAAATCTGGATGGCCGCACACGGTATGGAAGTTCGTATCCTTTGGGATGCAACCACAGACATTTTAGCTTGGCAAGTTACTTCAAACGGTCCATATTTGATGGACTTTTCGTCTTTTGGCGGTATTCCAAACAACTCAGGCGCAGGCAAGACAGGCGACATCGCTTTCACTACGCATGACGCCACAGCTGGCGACTCGTACACGATCGTGCTTGAATGCCTCAAAACCTACGCTTCCGCTTGAGATAGGGGCACGCAGTGACTGAAGAAGCCATCAAGACTGCCCGTGAGCTGGCTACCCATGCGTCTGACATCCGGCATTTGCAAGATGATATGGACAAGATGCTGGAGAGCATGAAGACCATGCAAGTAACTTTGACTGCCATTGAAAAAACATTGTCCGAAGCCAAGGGTGGCTGGAAGATGCTAATGTTGGTCGGTGGCGCTGGAGGTGCGGTTGGATCTTTTCTGACCTACCTAGCAAACGGATTGCCATCCAAGTAAACACAAAGGAAACACATCATGTCAGTTGGAAAAGTTAAAGATTTTGATTTTAAATCAGGCAAAATGACTAAAGGTCTTGCCATGGGCGGTAGTGCAAACTGCTACGCCAAAGGCGGCAAAGTCTCTGAGTCTCCACGCATGATGCGCAAAGAAGTCATGGTGCGTGAAACCGTTAAAGCGCCAGCCGCTCCACAGGGCATGCTGCGCAATCGTGGTACGTTGGGCGTTGTCGGCAACAAGAATCCGGGCGAGACGCGCATGAACACAGCGCCCAATTTGCCGGGCGACAAAATGATGATGAAAAAAGGCGGCAAAGCCATGATGGGCGGCGGCATGGCAATGTCTAAGTCAAGCAAGAATTGCTGACCTGTTTGGTCTTTCAGCAATATTGAATTATAATTTTGTCAATATAGGGCGTGCTAAGACAGCAGCCATCTGACTACTAAAATGGGGTTGGCATGGCATATTCCGGCACAGTGAGCACGACGACGTTTAACGCACTGAAAGTGGTAGACCACGCTTTCAGGCGTTGCCGTCTGCCTGCTCAAGCCATATCTGCCGAAATGCAGACGTATGCGCTAGAGTCCCTGTACTTGTTTCTGTCAGAGCTGGCAAGCATCAAAACACCAAGCTGGTGTATTGAGAAGATGATTCTTCCCATGTATGAGAACCAGCCCATCGTCACGCTGCCTAACGGCACGGTTGAAGTTCTCAACCTGAACTACCGCACCATCCAACCGGTGACAGGTGCAACGACAACAACCTCGACGTCATACACAGTTAACTTCACCTCTCAGACTACGGTAAATACGGTGGGCATTGAGTGGTCAGGCGCATCAACTCCGCTAACTTTTCAAGTCAGCACTAACGGAACCGTTTGGGTGACTGTTGGAACTTACACAGGTACAGCGGTTGCAGGTGATATTACTTGGACTGACATTTCGGGAGCGTTGGCCTATCAGTATTTCAGGATTACCTCTACGGCAACTTTTAACTATGCTGTGGTGAGCCTTGGCAACATGCCCCAAGAGATCCCGCTCGGGCAGTTGAACCGAGACAGCTACGTCAACCAGAGCAACAAGGTGTTCCCCGGACGCCCCAGCAACTACTATTTCCAGCGTGACTTGCCGCAACCGGTGGTAAGTCTATGGCCTGCGCCTTTCTCGGCGGCTGAGCAGGCTCAGTTGGTGCTCTGGCGGCATCGTCAGATCATGGACACAGCAAACCTACAGCAAGACGTAGAAGTGCCTCAGCGGTGGCTCAATGCGATTGTTGACAACTTGTCAGCAAAGGTCGCTTTTGAGACCGCACAGGTAGACGCGCAACTTTTGCCCGTGCTTGAGCAAAAAGCCGCCGCGAGCTTACAGCGTGCGTGGGACGGAGACAATGATGGCTCGCCCATCCAGATCAACCCCGGCATTGGGGTGTACACAAGATGAGCGTCTTTCTTGACCCAAGCGGACAGGCCACGTATGGTATTGCCATATGCGGTAGGTGCTCGCGCAAGATGCTACTTGCTGAGTTGTCGCCCGATCCGAATTACCCCGGCCTGATGGTTTGTGAGGAAGACCGAGATGAGTACGACCCGTACCGCCTTGCGCCTCGTCGCCCTGACCAGATTGTCCTTCCGTTCAACCGCCCTGACACACCGATTAACACTCACCCCGCTGGTGTAATTCAAGAAGCTGGTGATGAGTTCTTCATTACTGAAGACGGTGACGGCTATCTGGAGTTCTAAATGTCTGATGTACCTAGTAATCTAATACCGACCAGAATTACGCAACTGCCAGTTGCGCCGGTAGCTGATGCAAACAGCTTGATGATGATTGTCTATCAAGGCAACAATTATCAAATTCGCGTGGGCGACTTGCTCAGCGTTGCTGGCGTGCCTGTAACCACGCAAGTGATTGCCGGTACGGGCATGACCGGTGGCGGTCAGTTGACGGGTAATGTGACCTTGAGCATTGCCAACGGTGGTGTAGGTTCTACTCAACTTAATGCAACTGGCGTAACTTCTGGCGTGTACGGTAACGCTACAAATATTCCAGTTTTTACCGTTGACACAAATGGTCGCGTGACCGCTGCAACCACAGTTCCGGCCACCATTTCTGGCTACGTTCCGACTACGACCCAAGTTATTGCTGGCAACGGCTTGACAGGCGGCGGTGCGCTTAATGGCAACGTCACCCTTGCAGCAAGCTACAGCGCAAGTGCGCCTGAATTTGGTTTTCAATCCGGCTCTGCTGGCGCAGCAAACACTTTAGCTCGTAGCGACCACAAGCACCCTGCGGTTGACTTGTCTAATGATGATCAAGTAGACAATCTTCTTGGGTTGGGCAATGGCGGTACAGCAAAAAGTTTGGTAGCTGCGGCTGGCGCTATTGTTTGGTCTGGTGCTGACGGTCTGTACATTGGCCCTGTTGGGCTTTCAGGTCAGGTGTTGGTCTCTGGTGGTACAGGAGCGCCTACGTGGGGTTCTGCGCTGATTGTTTCTGATCAGGCTGCTAATGTGGTCTACGCTGGTCCTGCGGCGGGTGCTGCGGCTCCTACCGGCTTTAGATCGTTAGTCAACGCTGACTTGCCAGCCTCGGGCGTGGCGGCAAACACCTACGGCTCAACCACGGCCATCCCTGTGTTGACGGTCAACGCTAAAGGCGTGATCACAAGCGCCACAACTGCAAGTTTTACTGGCGGCTTGTCGTACCAAGGATCTTGGAATGCATCGACCAACACGCCTACATTGACTTCTAGTGTTGGTGTAAACGGCTACTACTACATTGTTTCCGTTGCTGGCTCTACCAATCTGAATGGCGTGACTGACTGGCAGGTCGGTGACTGGGCTATCTTTAACGGCTCCACATGGCAAAAGATTGACCAGACCAACTTGGTCAGTTCTGTCAACGGTCAAACGGGCGTGGTCAGTATTGCTTACGCAGATTTGGCCGGTACTATTCCAACTTGGAACCAGAACACAACGGGTACTGCTGCAGGTTTGTCTACAACATTGGCTATTGGTTCTGGCGGAACAGGACAAACGACTGCAAGTGCAGCGTTTAATGCTTTGTCGCCAATCACCACGACCGGCGACCTGATCCTTGGAACTGGCGTCAACACTGCAAGTCGATTGGCAATTGGAGCTAATGGTTATTTGCTGACATCTAATGGAACCACAGCATCATGGGCGGCGGCTCCTGCGGCGGGTGTGACCTCGTTTGCAGGCGGGACTACAGGGTTAACCCCAGCGTCTGCCACGACTGGTGCAATCACTTTAGCTGGCACATTGATTGTTGGTAATGGTGGTACCGGTGCGACAACCTTGACGGGCTATGTCAAAGGCGCGGGTACAACCGCGTTAACAGCGTCAGCAACAATTCCAAACACAGATATTACGGGTTTGGGAACCATGTCTACGCAGAATGCAAACTCTGTGGCTGTGACAGGTGGCGCTATTGACGGGACAGCTATCGGTGTAACAACTGCATCAACCGGTGCTTTTACAACAGTTTCTGCCTCAGGTGTTATTACATCAACGGTGACAACTGGAACCGCCCCGTTCACCGTAGCTAGCACAACTCAAGTAGCAAACTTAAACGCAGCCACAGCTGGAACCGCAGGTAGCGCAACAACAGCAACTAATCTTGCAGGCGGTGTGGCGAGCCAGATACCTTATCAAACAGGTTCAGGGGCAACAGCTTTCATTGCTAACGGAACAGCGGGTCAAGTCTTGACGTCTGCAGGAACCGGTGCACCTGCATTTGGCGGTATCTCAGGAGGCACATTCTAATGATTGAAGACCTGATTGAGCGCATGTTCCACGCTAGAAATGCAGCTCACATTGCGCACTGGAAAACCAAGTCCTATGCCGAGCACAAGGCTCTTGGGCACTATTACGAGGATGTGATCGAGAAACTTGATGACTTGATTGAGGCCTACCAAGGCACTTTTGGCATCATCGGCAGCGTAGCCGAGCAGGAAAAAAACGTCTCCAAAATGATCCATGACGATATAATTTGGCTTAACGAAAACCGTGGCAAAGTTGCTCAGGGTGTTCCAGCCTTAGAGAACATCGTTGATGAACTCACAGGGATGCACATGAGAACCCTTTACAAACTTGAAAACTTGAGGTAACACTATGGCAGCGTCAGGCTTCACACCCATTCAACTCTATCGCACTACGACAGGGGCGGCTGTGCCTTTGGCGGCTGACTTGCTCCCCGGTGAGCTTGGCTTTAACATTGCCAACACCGACATGGCGCTGTACGCCGAAAACGCATCAGGCACTGTTACGCGCATCATGAACAATCCTGCTGGATTGAAGTACCCCACGGCTGATGGCACAGCAAATCAAGTCATTAAAACTGACGGTGCTGGCAACCTCGCCTTTGTAACCCCTGCAAGCGGAGCTACCAAAGGTCAGGCTATCGCTTTTTCGATTATCTTTGGCCTGTAAGGAGTCATCATGGCAAACCCAAATATTGTTAACGTAACGTCCATCCTTGGCACGACAACGTACCTCACCCCCGCGAACACCACGGCCAACACCCTGCTGTCCAACGCTGCATCGTCTGGTCTGGTCTTCAAGATCAACCAGATCGTGTGCGCGAATGTGAACGGCACTTCTGCTGTGAACGCAACCGTGGCGATCAACAACGCTGCTGCTGGTGCTGGTACGAACTTCCCTGTCATCTCTACGATTGCAGTGCCAGCCAGTGCGTCTGTGATTGCGGTGGACAAGACAACGGCCATCTACCTGATGGAGAACTCATCCATCGTGGTGACTTCTGGTACATCGAGCGGCATCACTTACACAATCAGCTACGAATCTATCGCTTCTTAAAATTGGAGTAGCCCGTGAGCATACGCCAATACAATC